ACGATGCTTGTACCTAATTTTGCCCAATCTTGGTCTTGTCCTGCTTTTACTGCGTTTGCGATTGCTTCTGCTAATTTAGTCATTATAGTCTCTCCTTTAGTTTATTTTATTTATAATTAAGTTCTTATTTATCGAAAATTAACCACCGAATACTTTAGTTAATGCACTTACACCGTTTTCTACGATATCAACGATGCTTGTACCTAATTTTGTCCAATCATGATCTTGTCCTGCTTTTACTGTGTTTGCGATTGCTTCTGCTAATTTTTGCATTATAATCTCTCCTTTATTATTAAAACGATATTAATAATCTGAATTATGCACCAATAAATTTAGAAATAACTTTTACACCATTGTCAACGATGTCAACAATGCTAGTTCCTAATTTTGTCCAATCTTGGTTGATTCCAGCATCGACTGTGTTTCTAATTGCGTCGAATAATTTTTCCATTACAAACACTCCTTCAGTAAAATGTGATAATGCGTGAGTTAATTAATTTAAAACGATGAATGAACTTGTGTTGTTTGTTTATCTATCGTTTTGTTACTTATACTATAAAGCGGATTTAGCACAATTTGTTTATATTTTCTTAAGTCGGTATTTAAAGGTCTAAACTGTGAAATGAAAACGTTTACACAACAGTTTGGAATTCCTTAGTGTATTGTTTACAATTCAATTGTTAAAAATTCCTTGCATCTTTACAATAAATTAACATTCTAGTATAAAAAGCACTACTATAGTGAAAAATATAAACATTTTTTATAAGAGAACTATTGCTAAAACTCCCCCATTTAGATATAATAATTCTTGTGTTAAAAAATGTCCTGGTAGCTCAGCTGGATAGAGCAATGGCCTTCTAAGCCATCGGTCGGGGGTTCGAATCCCTCCCAGGACGCTATAGAATTTTTTAAAATAGCCGAAAAGCCTTTAAATAAAGGGTTTCGGCTATTTTATTTTATAAGTAAATCTAAAAAAATATAACTATTTTGACACGTATTTGACACGTGGCAATACATAAAAAGTGAAGCTATTATAATAAATGAGGGGGGATTCAACTTTAAATTATATATATTTTAAAGTTAGAACGCTGTAATAAAGGTGTTTATTTATTAAACTTAATACCAAACTATATAAAATGAATTTTTAGGAACCCGAGTCCATAAATTTTATAGAGTTTTATAATGATGTATAGGAAGGAGAATTCTTATGGAAAAAACAATTGGCTATAATAAAATTACTACTATTCTCTTTTTCTCAGGGATACTAGTAATGTGTAGTTTGTATACTGCACTTCCATTAACTGCTACTTTTTCTAAAGAGTTTAAGGTAACTGAAGGTTTTGCTGCTTTAAATGGTGTCGTTTTCTCTGTAATGTATTCAATTAGTTGTCTGTTCTATGGAACAATTTCAGAAAAGTTCGGACGTATAAAAACTATTGTTTTTAGCTTGGCTGGTCTTACTATCATTTGTCTTTTAATAGGCTTTGTTAATTCATTTACTTTACTTTTGTTACTAAGGGCGTTTCAAGGGGTTTTTGCAGCATCATTTTCTCCGATATCCATAACATATGTAACTGAAACTTATACTATATCTAAACGTGTTACCGCTATTAGCTTTATAAGCATAAGTTTTATGTTAGCTGGTATTATAGGTCAAAACTTAAGTGAATTTATCATAAGTTATTTTGATTGGCATGTTGTTTATTTTGTGTTGACAGCTTTCTATGTATTATTATCTATTTCTATCCATAAATATGTTCCTGAAAGTCCTATTAAAAATGCTGACATTAAAGTAACTCATTTTTTAAAAAACTTTAAGAGTTTTAAAACTAATCTTTATGTACTATTATGTTACGGAATTTCCTTAACTTTATTGATAATTTTTATAAGCATGTATGATGTTTTTAATAGATATATTTCTTCAAGCGATGTTGACGCTTCCGATATGTTAGAAAGTAATGCTAGACTGTTTGGTATTGTGGGGATGTTGATTGCATTATTAGCAGGTAGAATTAGTGAAAAGATTGGCGTTAAAAATCTTATAATAATGTCATTAGTAATGATTTCTATATGTTTAATTCTAATGCCGTTTTTAACAAATTTAGCAATGCTAGTTTTTTTAAGTGTCATTATAGTAAGTGGTGTAGCTTTTGCAATTCCTACTACTATTTCCGAAGTAGGAATTTTGGTTAATGAAAACCGAGGCTTTTTCCTATCAGTGAATACATTCATTCTATTTTTAGGAACAGCAATCGCTCCTGTTTTAAATATATTTTTACAAGGCTTGTCGAACTTCAAACTACAATTTATAGTTATTTTTATTATAAGTTTCATTGCACTCGTTTTCTCTATCTTTTTACCTAAACAAACTTCAAAATAAAAAATAACCACCCAAGTTTTAAATGGGTGGTTAAAAATATTGTCAAGTAAAAATAGCAGAGCCACGCTCAAAAAGAGCGTGGCTAGAAAGATTATTTAATGAGATAAATTCGAATGGAGAAAAGGTCTCCTCTTTAGATATAACAAAAATTTAGGGCAGTCGCTAGGACTACCCTTGTATAATAAACCCGCTTAATATAGTTATTTCCACTTTATCTTTCCGTATAATTTCTCCTCTTTTTTTATTCGCTCTTGTTTGTCGGTAATTTCACCCAAAGCGCAATAAAAATAACCAGCATTAGGGTTAGTAGGATATTTAAATTTACCCCACCACAACTTTTTCTTTGTGTCTTTGTATAATTGAACAACATCTACCCAATCATCTTTTCCGTACAACCAAGAACCTTTTTCCACAATTTCACCATTTGGTTTTTTTCTGACTTTAATTGTTGTATTCGGGTAAAATCTACCCTTCCAATCCCATGTTTTTTTTACACTTTTAACTTTACCAGCACTTGCGCCTCCAATTGGCTTACCATTAATAGCGCTTGCTATTGATTTAGTAAAAGGTTTTAAATTTTTCTTAATATACTTCATATCTTTATTTGAAGTAATGAAACCTAATTCGACAAGTCTATAGTCAATACCTATGTCATTAGCAACGTTACAGTTTAATAAATCGTTGCGTTGTGTTATACCTCTTATAACTCCAATACTTTCTTTTAGTGCGTTTTGAATGTTTTTATCTATTGTATTAGCCGGATAACCTGCAGGTATTATAGTGTGACCGCCTGTGGCTTTAGGTCCTGCGCTGTCTAAATGAAATTCAACAACAGTATCATAGCCTTGTGATTTTACCCAATATAAACCGTAGTCTTTGTGATTACCTACACGTTGACCATATGCCGTATCTTGATACATATCTTGTTTTTTACCGTATATTTTTACAGTATGTCCTGCGTCTTTAAGATAATTTGCTACGTTATCAACAATATTTTTTCTAATGAAGTCACGTTCATTAGTGTCGTTACCAACAGCTCCAGGATCATTGTATCCATGCCCTGCAACAATCATAATCTTTTTCTTTTTAACGTTCTTAATCGGTTTAGGTTTAACCATTCTCGCTTTAGTTTTACTTACAATAGTTTCTTTTCCGTATAAAGGCTCAATAAAATACATATCCTTGTGGTATTCGTGATAAATAGTTTGTGCTACCTCTGGTGGATTATTTTGAGCGCCCCCATACCAGTTTTGATCTAAACTATAGAAATAGTTTTGAGTTGCACTTTCAATAATTGCGACATGCCCTGAACCATTACCGTATTCATAAGGAAAAATAACTAATGTACCTTTTTTAGGTACATATGAGCTATAGTTTTTAACCACATTAGCATATCCGTCAAAGTTGTTTGCAAATGGTATATCTTTCGCATATAAACCTCTCAGTGCGTGACCAGTAACGTAGTACCAATATTGGTTTGCCAAATCGAAGCATTGTGCACCATATACTCCGTCGAAGTCCCACCAATAACCTTTTAACTTTCTTAAATAAGCATGTGCTTGTGCTCTTGTTTTATTAGTCACTATTCGTTACCTCCTATAGGTGCTTTGCCGTTTGTGTTTTCTGTCCCTGCTTTAACTTCATGTATTTTTTCTTGCCCTTTTTTAGCTGCATGAGTAAAGTTATTATTCTTCCACCATGCCCAAAGTGAGAACACGCCTGTAATCACAGTACTTATTGTCATCTCATCAACCGGAATAGGCGAAATGTGATTCATAGCTAAAATTTGGTTAACCCAAGCTAGTATTAATAAAATAGTTCTTACTAGTGTTCCGTTATCTATTTTCATTTTCCATAATCTCCCTTTAATAAATTAAAAAGCCGACGTATATACGCCGACTTAAAAAAGTAATTTTGCTAAACCGAAAGCTGCACTTATAACCGTTGCGCCTCCACCGATTAATGCAATTGTGATATTCGTATTATTCTTTTGTCTCTCTTTAACCGAGCCTTTGACTTCTTCAATATCTTCTTCATGGTTTTTAACCACAAATTTTATTTCTTTGATTGCGTCCCATTGTTTACCGTTGGTTTCGTTCAACTGTTTCATTTGTTGGTTTGTATCTTTTTGCACCTCATAAGATTGTTTCTGATATGCGTTGCCCTCTGCTATTTTCTCACTCAACTTACCATAATTAATTGTATGTTTAGAATCGACATTGTTTATTCTATCGATTAATTCTTCTCTTGATTCTTGCCACTTTGCTTCAGTGACGAAGTGCTTATTTTCGGTCATACAAATCTGCGCCCCCAAGGAAACCGATTATTCCACATACAATTGTAAAAATTGTGAATTGTAGTGTTGAAAGCCAATTGATTGCATGGTAAATACTAGCCGAGGTCATTAAGAAATATACAAACGCACTTCCAAAGCCACCTATAAACAATAACCAGTTACATGTATTATTGATATGATGTTTAGGAATAAAGTAAGCGGACAACCCTAAAATCAAACTCACTATCATCATAATAATGCCCCATATCCATATAGGTAAGATGTGATGTAGTGCTAAGTAGAAATCACTATCACTTAAAACATTTTCTTGTTCTTTTGCAAAAAAGAAACCTCTAGAGAAACCTAAACCTGCTATACCTTCTATAGCAACGAATAGTAGAAGTCCTTTTGTATCTTTTTGTTTATCCATATGCCACCTACTTTATTTAATAATAAAACCCCAAGCGTTAGGCTTGAGGTCGTTTATATTCTTCTCCTGTAATATCTTTATACTGGTCTGCAGTAATCCAGTTGTATTTAACCGTTTCTGCTAATTTTTCTTTAGTAAATAATTTCATGATATATAAATTTTTAAGAGTTACGTACATTTGTAATCTCCTCCTGTTGTTGAAGTAATTGGTTTGTTAAGCCTGCAATCGCTTGTTCTAACATTTCTAATCTAGCGTTATGCTCTAGATCATTCATGAGTAATTGTGCAATTGTTTCAGATGTAGCGTCTGGTTTAACTTCTACTGGCTTTTGTGATTTCAACCATTCTTCACGTGTAGCACACACCCATTTATTACCATCAAAGTGCATAGGCTGATATCCTCCAGCTGGTGGTGGTGTTTCAGTCCATTCATCTTTTGGATATTGATACTCTCCATCTTCACCCTTAAAAGCTAAGTAGGGTTGTCCGTTTGTAAGATATACTTGTTTAAAGTCCATTCTGTGTGCCTCCTTTATAATGGTATAACTGCATTGATTGGATAAAAGTCATCTGCAGTCATTAAACTATTTGAAAAACTGACTCCATCTAATCTTAGATCACCTGAAGTTGTAACACTCCATCGGGCAATTGTTGCATTACCACTTTTAACTGAACTGTTCTGTACAAACGCTGAATTCATCGTCACCTGACTTGCTATATTACTTGGTAACGTTGCTATAGCTACCCCACTAGTAGTTATGTTTTTAACTGCGCCTTTGATTTTTAAAGTTACATCCCCGTTGTTATTAACCAGCTTATATTGAGGTGTGTAACCAGTTGAATAAGGTTGAACACCGTTACTTAACACTAAAGGTAACCAACCTGTGTCAGAAAATGTAGGTTGTGCGTTCATTAATTGCCAACTCGACCACGTTGAGTTTGTATAAGTCATAACGTAAGTATCTTTTGTGTTATAAGGCTTCAACTCAATACGTTTGATAGTGTTGTCTGCTCTTGAAACTACCTCTAAGAAACCGGCAGGGACAGGCGCATTAATAAAGTTGTTGCCATAATACATTCCTGGCTTCAAACTATTTAAAACTGTAGTAGAACTTAAATCTAAACCACTCACACTTGTTAGCGTCCCATCATCATTTGTTAGTTTATATTTTTGCCAATTTAAAGTCTTACTATAGTCAGGGTTTACTAAAGACCAACCCTGCCAAGTACTCAAATATTTCATATTAATATATAAGACATTTGAGTTGTATTCTCTATAAATAGCCCATCCTGCTGAACTGCCTTGATTATATACATTTATATATCCAAACTTACTTCTTCCGTCTGGGGTGTTAATTAAATTACTACAATAATAAGGACCTGTATTGCTTATATTATTCAATGTATTCATATCAACGACATCTTTAACTGTTACTATGGATCCATCATCATTAGTCAATTGAAATTTCTGCCATTTAAGTGCATTGAACTGATTAGGTAAATCGGCTGTCTTAACAACTTGATTGTTTTTAATGGCGTTCAACACATCATCTCTTGCTTGTGTAACGGTGTTAACAGCGTTATTACTAGTTGTTGTTATACTATTATTCGCATTTGTAGCTGTGTCGTTCACATCTTTTTTAGCTTGAGTGACAGTTGTGTTGATTTGTTTTAACCCGTCAGCTAAAACGTTTTTCATTTGTGCCACATAATCTGAGCCGTTTGCGATAGCGTCCTCAATATCTTTGACACGTTGCTTAATTTCGTCTTTCAACTTATCAAACATACGAATATATTCAATTTTCGTAACAGCTGAAACGCTATTGATCAATGCGTCTTTAACCGTGAACTTGAATTCATTCAATACAGCTGTGTCTGCTTTCGTTTCTGGCACTCTATTTCCTTTATGCACGCCAATGTACATTTGACCTGTAACAGTTGAGTTGTTGACTGCTTTTAAGTAATCATCTGGAACAGTTAAACGTACCAATCCTTTAAATGGGTCTACATACTCAACATCTAATTGTCGACCATAACTATTGCCGTTTTGGTCTGTACCTTCTAAATACACATAAGTATCAACGTTCTCATCACTGATTTGTAACGGGAAGTTATTTTTGCTTATCGTGAATTCTAGTACAGCCGTATTAATATCAAGATTATAAAAGACGATACCTGAATCAGATACCGTCTTTTCATAAGGCTCGTCATATAACGTTAAGCGCCCAACCTTTTTGATTTCATCTTGCATTAGCCTACACTCCCTTTATTGAATAGTGAAATTGGATGAACGTAACAAACTGCTACTCCGTACCCTTTTTCTTGTGAATAAGGTGTAGTGACTTGCATAACTCTGTAGAAGCCATTGACATTATCTTTTGTACCTACACCATTGTTAGGTTTAATATAATCATTAGCGCTTACTGTTTCATCCACACGAATAAATACTTGTCCGATTAACCCTATAATGTTCCATTCTGGACGTTCAGAGCGAGAGAGGTATTCTTCTTCATCATAGTTTTCGTTAAAGTCAGGGTTGGGTATAGGGCGTTCAACTTCTTCGGAATACACGTTACCTTCGTCATCTTCCCATGTGTGTTCCTCAGATTGTGTGAGCGTTACGCCGAATTCATCTTTTAGATATTTATCTTTGTGGTGGAACATTTGGTCACCTAATACAACGCCCGCTGTACCGGAAACAACACCAAGTGGAATATCATTTGTTTGTGCTTTTCTTACGTAACGACCGTCTAAGGTAACAATTGTACCAGTAGGGATAGGTTGTCCGGATTGTGATTCAAAATACTCGGCATAGTCACCAAAGTTTTGACCGGATTGTACAGTCCCTTTAGTTCTAATATTCCCGCTTGTACTCACCATATCAATCGTTGTAGCTGATTCTTTTGGTGTGCCGTCTGCGTTATAGCCCATTTGGAAATGATAGTTACCTAATGACTTCACACCTCGACTGTTTACAATAGTTTGTACATAGTTTGATGGATTAGTCATACTTTCAAGAGAGTTCATAATCCCTGAACGTGAGCCACTAGCTGTACTATTCGCACCAACACCTAATAACCATGAACGGTTACTTGTTGCAAAACTATTACCAGTTGTCGCCATAACTGCTGAACGTTGAGCAATTGCAGCACTCCCCGTTGCACCACCTGTAAAGCCACCTTTATGAACAGATGGAACATAGAAATATTCCTTTCCTGAAATCACTGCCGCACGATTATAGTTTTCTGCGTTCACACCGATAATCTCAGCTGTGTTGTTGTACATCTCAATTGCGTTACCTGTACCTGTACCTTGTAAGTTACCTCCGATGATTTTAGTGTCATACACACCGCCGCCACCTGCGATACCGATATTTTTAGATGATTCAACAATGTTTACATTGCTAATCGTAACTTTCTTAGGTCTGTTCGCACCACCGAAGATTTTAATATCAGCCATTGCATTACTAAAGCCACGAATATTAATATTGTTTAAATTAACGTTTTCAGCTCTGTACTGAACAACAATCACAGGCATACCTGCCATGAAGTTGCCATCTCCAATAGCTGTGAAGTTATTAATATTTACATTACGGTAAGCACAAACAACTAATGCACGTGGTGTAGCACCTTCATATGCGCCATTGTATTGTGGATATAAAGCAACACAGTTGTTAAGTGTGACGTTGTAAGCTGTTTTAGATTTAGCGTCTGTCGCTTTATGGTGTCCGATATGACGAATATTATAACTTCTAATGCTTCTAATATCTAAATGGTTATTAAATACGACATCACTTGCAGCACTTGTCGGCTCATGTGCTTTAATTTCTAAACCACCGAAACAATTTTCTGTTTTGTTATTTGCACCAAAGACATGTTGTGATCCGTCGTCAATCTCCATACCGTTATGGTTACCACTGTCAGGTGTAGGATCATGTGAATAGTTATTTGTAAGTAATAAATATCTACTATGGTGTGTCGTAATACCATCATCACCGAAACCTGTTGCTTCACAGTTATCGATATGAATATATTTACTTTCTAAGGCTTCTTTCACTCTTACACCGTCACCTGCGTAATAATAATCATCGCTAGCATATGTCACATCAAATGAATGTAATAAACTATCGTATGATTTAATGCGACGCATAAAGCCACCTTTAACACCTGCAAAACGAATGTTACTAGAACGTGAGCCCCCTGCAGGTTGTAATGATTTATTTTGTCTAAATTTATTACCGTCTATTGTAAAATCTTCTACACCAATATTCTCAGCTGTACCGTCCATATATAAGTTAGTGATACCAATCGTTTCAGCGGGTGCGTCATCTGCAATTCTTAAGAATGTAATACCCTTACCTTCACCACTTAATATAGTGTTGTTAGGAAGTTTCAAGCCTTTAATAACATACGTGCCTGCTGTCATATGAACGTGTACGTTACCTTTACCAAAAGCTTTAACAAATGCTTGTGTTGAATCTGTTTGACCTGTAGGATCACCGCCGAAATCATTCACATTAACAATACGTTCAATTTTAGTGTTTAATAAGTTATAATTTTCCTCAATTTTATTACTTAACTTACTAAAATCAGCGTCTAAACGTTGAGAAAGTAAATCTTTTGCCACTCCGTCAGTCGTAACACGTGAGTTTTTAACTTCTGCAATTCCGTCACCGTTAGCACCAATAACCATATTGTCATGTTCAGCTTTAAGTTTTTTAATAGCCTCATCAATTGTGTTCGAATAATCTGTTACATAATCAATCTGATTTGCATTGTGCGCGTGTTTGTCTGTTTTCTGATGATCAATTAATTTTTGTTTCGCTTCATCAAAGTAATACTTTAATTCTCTGAAATTCTCTATTGTATATCTTCTGAACACTTCACCTAATTCAATAGGAAAATTAAATTTCATTTCCTCACTCCTTATTCAATCCACGTGTATTGTGAATAGATGTAATCTGTTGTTGTCCAATTTGAATCTTTATTGTAGAAATATAGTGTGCCGTCAGGTCGTAATGTCACAATACCTGCTTGCCTTGTGCTAGGCGTACGTACATAAAATGATTGTGGTGTTAACGGTAAATCAAAATCATCTGACAGTGTAGTTAATAGTTGACCGTCTTTTACATTACTTGCATTAATTCGAATACTTTTCACTTTCAAATCAAATAGTTCAAGTGTCTTGTATGAACAATCAAAACCTTGTGGCGTTTCATCTTTAAAAGCTGTATTTTGTGTTGCTGGTTTGTCTAAGTTGAACTTAGTCCAGTCATCAACACTTGTACCTGCAATAGCGTCAACATGCGTGACGGGATAATACCTATCTCCGTCATTATCTTGTAAGTATCTAATATTAATCTCAGTCATCTGATAGCACCACTCCCACAATATCTGAATAGTTTTTAGGCATAGAAATAGTGGCACCTTTACTCAAAGCACCACTTTTAACTAAGCTATTTACATTTTTAATATTTCTATTAATTTGATTTTGTATCTGTACGATATCTTTACTTGCATTACTAAACTCAACTTGTACTGATTCATTCACATATGCATGTGGTGCCGATAGCTTCACAACTTTCAAATCTGTATTGAAACCTAACGGCTTGTGTATGAAACGTATCATGTTGTTATCTTTGATTTGTTCTAAACCTAAATAGTTTGTTGCAAGCTCCACTGTTGGTTGATCATTGAGTTGTGCTTTCAAACTTTTAAGCAACATATCATTGTCTAGTGCCGTATCATCAAACACAGTTGGAGCGACCATTTCCCCGAAAATATCATAATTTGGAGACTTGTACTCTTGATATGCGTAATACATGTCCTTTCCACTAAGTACTGCTGTTAAGTTAAGTACCGTTGATTTTTCAGTACCTACATACATGCACGGTTTAGACTTTTTATAATCCACACCTGATTTCTTACCAGTGAACACAACTTTAAAGGTATGTGTGCCTTTCGCTAAGTTTTTACTAATTGTGATTTGTTCTGATTGAGCCGACTTACTGTAACACTCATAACTACCAACCTTTTTATCATCTAGATAAACATCAACTAAACCACCTTTAGCCATTTTCTTAAGTGTCCACACTAGCGTTTCATTACCCCACTTACACTCAAATTGTTTCGAATAGCTAGCACCAACTGTTGTTGTCGACCACGTACCTGATTTATCAAATGTACCTGAATAGGTTAAGTCTTTAGGTTTAATTGGATTATAGTTTTTCGTGTCTGACTTCTCTTTCTTTTTACCATAACCTTTAATAACTGTTTTAGTATCTAAGGTGGATATCGTAGCGCTGACCTCATCTGTATTGTAGTGATAGATGAATGGTTCGTCTGACATTTCATAAAAACTTGCATCGTCATGAATGTAAATCGTTTTATTATCTGCATAGTAGATATAACCAAACAATTCAGCCCCTTCAGTTAAATACTCCATACCGTTTTTATTACCTAACTCATCGACTGCGACACGCTCTTTAAATGTCCCTTTAATGACAAAAGTAAAACCTAGTTTATTCCCTTTGAAACCAAAATCTAAGTATTGTTGTAAAGTGTATGTCGGTTTAGCTTCATCGTTATTTGAATCTTCATTGTCTGAGTTCATTTGTTCATCGTCTACATCTTTATCAATATAATGGTTTTGAAATTCCATAAAGATGTGTTTCGCAGTGACTTCATTTGAGATCATTACGCCATCATACTTAATTGCAGTGGACTTAATTACATATGTTTGAGTCTGATAAACTACATACATTTCATTTTTAACATTATTGAATATATCCTCATTCAAATTAGTTTTATAAATAGTGAAGGTGAGGGAACGTTCATTATTTTTTTCATAATCATATTTAAAGGTACTATAATCAATATCATTTAAGATTTCAGCATATGTACCTTCTTTGTTTTTTAAAACAACATGATCCATTCTCTCACCTACCTATAAATATAATTAAATACCCATTTAGAATTTGTCTTACCTAAGTTACTTCCTGTAATTTCAATCTCGTTATAGCCTGGTGCAAGTGTTAAGAAATTGAAATTCGTATCAATACCAACACGCTGACCATTTAAAATAGGATGTACACCCTGCAATATTAAAGTTTGCTTACTAGTAATAGGTTTTGTATATTCAAATACATCGCCTGTAGTAGTATTCGTTAGTTTAAAACCTTTGGGCGCATCCACATTTAAATATATATTGAGATGGTGCCTCATAATCGGATTGATTACATCGTCCGACCCATTATAAATTTTGAATCCTGAAGTTGTATGATTGTACTTAATTGAATCATCAACCACTAAACCACTCTCAAATTGCCATTTGCCATTAGATAAAGAAAAATTATCAGTGGCATATAGTGATTCAGAATAACCTTTATAAACTGAGAAAGTCAATTCAAACTTAACTGCCATATAATCCCCGTAATCTGGACTAATGTCAGGGTTTTTGACAGCATATTTAATGTTTGGATTGTCTGAAGTTATAACATAATAAGGTTTTCTCTTGTTGAATATACTTCTTAATTTATTTTCTGCTAAAGCTGCGTCAATGAGGTCTAATCCATCATATCCACATTTAACAACTAAACTAAAAGGTGCAAATGAAACAGAGCCCGGAAGCTCTCCATCTACACCTTTAATAGTTATATTGTCGTTATTTGAAGTAGGAAATGACGCTTTAGCTTCTAAAAATAGGAAGTTAGGAAGTATATCATTGATGTTAACTGTACCTTCATCAGTAATGATTTTTAACCATCTATTTTCATTCATTCTTTACCTCCGTTTTATAATCCCATATTAAAAGCTGTTTTTGAGTAACGATCGCCTTGCAATTGAGATAATAACTGTTCTGCTGTTCTTGGGTCTGTGCTTTTACTTGGTTGTTTAAGTAGCCCAACAATAGCTTCTGTTAAACGGTTATTTCTATCACTCATTGCTACCATTTGGCTTAATAGCTTTTCAATAAGTGAATTATCGTTGTTAACAGTTACATTTGTAGATTTGCTATCCATTCCTACATAACGCATAGCTTGTTCTATCAATTGAACAGCTCTGTTACGTTTTGTTAGAGGTACAACCATTTCTGGTTTGTTACCTTCTCCAATTTCAGCTATTTGATGCTTAGTAACTAGTCCGCCATTCTCATAACCGTGACCATGACCAATAACGCTTAGCATTCTACCGCCATACGTTCTTTTTGCATATCTTATTCCGGCGAGTAAGTTATCTAAACCATTTAAGATATTGCCATGACCTGGGAATTTATTAGCTCTAAATGTGCTAGGTACAACCTGTACTAAACCTTGAGCCTCATTACCTCCACTATTGATGTCAATTACTCCTTGATGCGCTCCAGCATTCCCTCCACTTTCAGATTGAATTTGTCTAATCCAAGCATTTACATACGCACTAGATGCCGGTAAACCATTCATTTTTAAAGCTTTGATGACTTCAGGTCGCCATGCACTTGCTGCACGACTTCCGCCACCTTTACTACCATTATGTGTTTTCAGCCATTTCACTGGGTCGATTGAATGGCCTGTCATAGAACCAAATCCGTGTTTATTCATTTCATAGTGAAGGTGAGGCCCTGTACTTGAACCTGTACTACCCGAGATACCTAATACCGTACCTGGATGTACATGTTCACCATTTTTAACTAGCCATTTACTTAAATGACCATAAATAACGTCGTATGGTTTACCTTCAACTACGATATGGTGACCGAAACCTACATTACCTGTATCTTTTGTTCGTGCAATACCTGATGTTGTAGATTGTACTTTCTCATAATGGTAAGGCAAGTCGATACCTGGATGAGCCCAATGGAATGCATAACCCGGAGGCGGACCATTAGGGCTATAAGGTGTAGTAATATTGTCTAGATATTTAATATATCCACCGTCACCATCGCCACCATAATCTTCAAACCATTGTTTTACTTTATCTACTAATGATTTTTTTAATTTTTCATATGATAGCTTAGCCATCGTAACTGTAGTGTTAGCGCCTTGGCCGAAGTTAACCTTCATGAAGTCCATCACTTTATCCACTAATTTGCCTGGATGTTCTAAGAATTCTCCAACGTCTTTAGTTACGCCTTTAATACCGCCCCATATACCCATTGCAGCATCTTCAGCACTTTCAAGGGCATCTGTGCCGATTTCTTTGGCCTTATCTATAACGTTTTTAGTTTTATCTTTGGCTACGTCTTTTGCATGACTAGTACCTTTAGAAGCACCTTTCAACATACTTTGCGCTACATCTTTAGCACTATCCGTAATATTCTCTAACCAGTTTTTCTTTTTAGATCCACCTGCAAATCGAGGTATCATACCCATATTCTGCATTTTCTTAGTGTCTCTAGCATTTATAACGCCATCACCTTTATTAAGGTGAACGATTGTGTTACGACCTTGAGGAGCTTCTAAACTACCATCAGCTCTATGAATGACTTCTTGAACGCCACCGCCTGCAGCGTTACCTGATCCTCTATCATTAACAACTGCTAACGTTGGTGAAGATACGCCACCATTTGAGTCAGTCGCAACTGAGGCCCCGCTATAAGTACCTGTTGACAACGTAGGAATAGGTTTGATTAAGTTCTTATCAGTGATAGCTTTAGAAATCTTGTTAATACCACCAATCATTCCGTTTAATCCAGCTATCGCTTTATTGGCAACAGACTTACCTAAATCTGCTGCAGCATCTCCCATATCTTTTCCTACGCTTCTAATCCAACTAAGTGTATTGCTTAACCAAGTTTTAAAGCCTTTATATACAGATTTCGCATTTGACCATGCGTCTGATGAAATACGGTCAAAACGATCATGAGCTTTGTCATACATGCTTCCAGTCCAAGATTTCAAACTACTATAAGCGTTCCCAAACCATTTAGATGTACCTTTATACACTGATTTAGAATTAGACCAAGCTGTATCTGAAATTTTGTTCCATCTAGACCTTGCATTGCTTAACATATTTCCCATGTTGCCTTTTAAGCTTTTAAATGCATTACCAAACCATTTAGATGTACTTCTAAATACTGACTTGGAATTACTTGATGATGTATCTGAAATTCTATTCCAATACTTACGTGCATTACCTAACATGTTGGATAGATTTCCTCTAGCATTGCCTGATGTTTTACCAAACCAAGTTTTTACAGAACCAAAAATGTGCTTAGACTTACTAGCAATCGTACTACTCATTGACCCCCAATGTTTACCTGCGCTATTTTTAGCACTTTTAAAATTAGAGATTGCGTTTGAAGTTGTTTTACCTAGCCATGATTTAGCATGACCATAAGCAGTTTTTGTTTTGCTAGAAATAGTACTGCTAATGTTACCCCAATGCTTACCTGCACTGTTCCTAGCGTCTTTGAAATTGCTAACTGCATTTTTAGTAGTCTTGCCTAACCAGTTTTTAGCGCTATTGTAAGATGATTTGGAATGTTTAGCTATTGTAGCATTCACATTACCCCATGCTTTAGATGCTGAACTGCCTAAGCCTTTAAACCACTTTCCTGCACCTGACATGAGTTTTCCGAAGTGTTGAGCATTTTTACCCATCTTGTCCCAAGCTTTTTTGCTATCAACAGTTAAGCCGTGGAACCATTTTTGCATACCACTCATTACTTTACCGTTAGACAGGTTGATTTCTTTTTCTACATTCTTATTAGACTTTTTAACATTGTTTAAAGTGGTACGATGATGCGCATTAGCTTTCTTAACATCTTTGTTGTATTGGTCCTGTGCTTCATTAAGTAGCTTATTCTTTTCTTTCTTAGATAGACCAACCATTTGATTAATCTCATCTACTTTAGCATCATATTTCTTTTTCGCATCTTTAATAGCTTGCTTTCGAGCTTTAATTGATTCTTGGATTGTCTCAGAAGCTTCTTTAATCGACATTGCTCGACGGTTAGCCGACATACGCGACATAATACGTTGTTGTTCTTTTTCGCCTTTAGATAAAGACTTAACAGCTAAGTTGTTACGCTGTTCATATAAACGTTGTAACTCTTTAGTTTCTGACTTAGAAAGCTTTCCGTTTTTAGCTGCTTTTTCTTCTAGAGCCTCAATACGTTTATTTAATTCTTTAGCTTTTCTAATTCTGATGTTGCCTTCTTCAGTAGCTTTTTGCAAAATCGCTTGTTTACGTTTTTCAGATAACGCTTTAGATCCATCTAACACGTCATGGTCAAGTTTAAGCTCTTTGGCTTTTCTCTTTTCAAGCTGACTAATTAATTCTGAACTCATTTTTTTATTAATAGAGATTAATTCATTTGCTTGTTTCTTAGTAATTTGACCGTGATTATAACGAATTTGTTCGAATATTTTATCCGACTGATCTGAGTATTTAACGTATGTACCTAAAGCGCTTTTAGTTTCTTTAGAAACACCTTTACCTAACACGTTAACCTTATCTGAGGCTTTAGATGCTGCGGAATGTATTCCATTAAATAATTTATGAATACCTTTAAATAACAATCCATCTTGTAAGCCTTTAGCCATGTCATTTTTGAAATCGTCCCATGCTTTACCCATATTAGGAATCCAAGAAAAATCAATACTTTCTCCTACTTGATTAACAAGTTTTCCCATATCTGAAAAGCCTCTACGGAACCAGTCCATTTTTTCATAAGCTACGCCAAATATAGTAGTTGCAATAGTTAAAGGAATAGTTAACTTACCTAAAAATTTAATTCCTACTGAAATTGCTCTGCCTAGTCCACCAAATCGATCAATCGTTGTTAAAAGTGAGCCTCCAAGTCTACCAAACCAACCTGATGCACCTTTACTTGCTTTACCTGATAAAGCTAATGATCCAGCAGTTTGAGTATTGGCTTTAGCGTTTAATTTAGTTTCAACTGTATTAATAGCCATTTGTCTATTAAGAGAAGCATAGCCTTGTGCGGCTTTAGATACTGCACCAGCTAGCAAACCACCAGCTACTAACATAGGCCCAATTGTAGCGGTTAAAATAGTTAGGGCTATAGCTGATTTACGTACCCAACCAGGTAACGCTGTAAAGCCTTCAGTAAATTTCTGAACGAAGCCTGCCGCTCCTCTAATTGCAGGAGTTAAATCGCTACCGATTTTAATACCTAAAGACTCAAAAGCTCCTCCTAATTGTTCAAGTGCACCTTTTAAGTTGTCTCTCATTCGTTTAGCAGCTTTTGCACTTGCACCGTCTGAGTTTTGTAATGACTTACTATACTTATTGATTTTATTAGGTCCTGCATCAATTAACGCTAAGAAACCACTTGCCGCCTCTGTACCTACAATTTGAGCTACGTTAGCAAGTTTTTGTTCCTTAGTCATTCCTTTCATGCCATCTCTAAACTGCTCAATTAGTTTAGGCATGCCAACAAATTTACCTTTAGAGTTAGTTAAAGAAACACCTAACTCATCCATAGCTTTTTGAGATTTCTTAGTAGGATTAGATAACCTAATGAAAGAGGCACGTAATGCAGTACCAGCTTGAGAGCCTTCTAAACCTGCATTTGACATAACTTCGATTGCGGCTGACGTATCTTCTAGGCTTATACCTAATGAGTGTGCAGGCGTACCCGCATATTTAAGTGCATCGCCCATATAGTTAATATCTGCAGCACTATCATTTGCAGCAGTCGCTAATACATCGGCAACATGTCCTGAGTTTTCGGCTTTTAAGTTAAAGGAATTAATAGATGATGCCATAACTTGAGCTGTAGTCGCCATATCTGCACCACTTGCTTCTGCTGCACTAATAACACCGGGCATAGCTTTCATAACTTGGTTTGCATTAAAACCTAATTGTGCAAGCTCATTCATACCTTTAGCAACTTCTGAGGCTGATTTTGATGTTTTAGCACCTAACATGACCGCTTCATCTGACATCGCTTTTAGTTGTCTGCCACTAGCTTGAGAAACTGCACCGACTTTAGACATTTGTTCTTCAAAGTCTGCACTTTTCTTAACTGCTGCACCTAAACCTAAAGTTAAAGGCGTTGTCACACCAACCGTCATTGAGCGACCTGCTGAAGTCATCTTTTGACCCATCACACCAAATTTCTTACTTACATTATCAGCTTGATTGGCTGTTTTAGTAAAATGGCTATTTGATATAAGTTGTTCTTTATTAAACGCGCTCATATCCGCTTTAACTTTACCTAAAGAACGTTCTAAATTATTTAATGATGTACGTTCACTGTTGACTGCTTTTTCTGCTTTAGCTAAGTTCGCACTATGATTTTTAATCGTGTTGTTTAGTTGTTTATACTCATTCTCTGCTTGTTTTAATTCTGTATTCGTTTTATCATAAGTTGACTTAACTTTATCATTAGAATTCGATAATTCTTTATTTTGAGATCTAAGCTTTTGAACTTGCGCGCCTTCTTCTTTATATCTTTGCACTAGCTCTTTATGCTTAGTTGCCTGTTTTTGAACAGCATCATTGGCACGTTTAAGTTGAGATGTGGTCGCTTCAGTATTATTTTTTAAATCTTTTTCTGCTTGTCTAAGTTGTTTTAATTTTTGCCACGCTTCATTACGACGCTGATTTGTACGCTTATATTGGTTTTCTGCTTTTTTAAGCTCTGAATTGTTTTCTTTCAAAGCTTGATTGGATTTATCTAAAGCTACTTTATCTTTTTTATTCGCTTCGGCTAAATTAAGATAGGCTTTTTCTACGCCTTTAATCCTAGTTTGAGCTGTTTTATAATCCGAATTAAGTTTTTTAAGTTCACTTTCAGCTTGATTAAACATCTGCTTTTGAACTTCCAAACGATTAGATAAACCTTTTATTTGAGCTTCATACTTAGCCATAGACTTTTCAGACTTACCAAAAGCTGAAAGGTTAGCTTTCATTTCGCTATTTACAACGCCCAATTGACGTTTTAATCCTTTCATTCCTTCTTGTACGCCTAAAGAATCAAGCTTCATCTCTAAGGTTAAGCCTTGCAACTTTTCCTCCATGTTTGCCCTCCCTTCTATCCACCGAATAAGTATTTAAGGTCTGTGCCTGTATATACTTTTTGTTCGGCTTCAGATTTTTCTTCCTCTTTGTTTCCTTCATCTTGTAAGACTTCTAGCAATTGGAAGTATGGTTGTTCTTTTACTTCGGTGAGCGTCCATCCGTATTGCTCCATACAGAAACGTTGGATCTTTTTAATGTTTGATAAAATTTCTTGTGATGTTATTATTCTTCTGTCTTTCCCACTTCTTCTGATGCATCTTCTGAATCTGATTCATCTTCGCCTTGCACTTCTCGAAACAAGTCGTTTACAACTTTTGAATAAGTTTTTGTGCTCATATTTTCTAAAATAGATTCTTCAGTTAAGCCTTGATCTGCGAAGAAATCAACAACTAATTGACGTTCCATACCTCTTACTTTTTTAGTATCTGGATTAGATTTTTCATTTTCTTTTTCAACTTTAGCCATAAAATCCCAAAATTTTTCCGCTTCGCCCATAGTTACAAAATCTTTTTTATAGCTTTCAGTTTTTCCAGTTTTAGCGTCTTTAATTTCAAATTTAATCATTAATATTTCTCCTTTTTATCAAATAAAAAAGACACAGTGTATTACTGTGCCTTCGATTTGCTTTTAGATGGTTTAGTTTTAAATTCTGGTACGTCTATTAATTCTGATTGTGCATTATTTTCAACATGTGCAACTTTAAAAGTGCCTTTAGGGTAAGTTGTATCTGGCTCTAAGTCATGAATCGATACTTTAGTCGTACCATCTTTATTTAACTCTGCCTCTCCGACAACATTACCTTCTTTATCAAATACTTGTAATTTAGTAGACATATAAATCACCCTTACTGTTCTGAAGTAACTGTAGCACTATTTGTGTTACCTGTTGCGCTAACATTTGAAGGTGCTGAAACTGATCCGTCAAAACCAACGAATACTTTTTTCATGAATTCATCTGCACCTTGTTTACCTTCATGGTATCCGTAAACAATACCTTTAGTGTCTCCATCTACTTCGATGTTACGGTTCATCCAGTCACCAGTTAATTTAGTAGTTTCTGGTTGTTCCTCTTTTTCACCTTTAGTTTTGAATTCCATAGAATCTAAACTGAAATTACCTTTCATTAATGCACAGTATACTGGCTCACCTGTCATACCGTCTGCTGATTCACCAATCACAGTAACATATGGTGCTCTAGTTTCTTCACCAACCCATGCTGTACCGTTTTTGTCTTTTGAACGTCCTAATACTGCGTTTAATTCTTCACTAGGAATATTGAATAGCTCAATATCAGATTTAACTTCGTTCGTACCTTGTTTTTTCATCCAAACACGTTTGTTTGAAGCAAACATATCAACCATATCAGGTGCTAAACCTGTTACGTTCATGTTTACTGTACCGCCGTTTTCATCTTCCCAAATATGTTTGCTAATTACTTTATCCGCTTTGTCATTGAATACACCGACATGTAATCTTTTAAAACCTGCTACATATGAACCCATAATGTAAATTCCTCCTAATTTTTGATATAAAAAAAGCACATCTAAAAGATGCGCTCACCTTTATAAAATTGATTTTTTGGTATGCCCCTATATCGTCGGGACATGACATATCGTTTTGTCTCTTTAAAATAATCGTCCAATTGGCTTGAGGTTTGGTACATATTCATTTGAAATAATAAATACCTAATCCTCTTAGTTACATCAATCGTAGTTTGATGTTTATACGTTTCTACATCAACTTGTACAAAATAGCTTTCGCTTAAATACTTATCAGAAACAAAGCTTGATGGATCATCATTGATAGGTGTCAAAACTACGAACGGTTTAGAAGTATCTGACGTTTCAGGGACTTCATAGTAATACACTCTAGAGCCTATAATCTCCTTGAGTTGAGCATCAGACACAATTAATTCTCTTAATATATTCAGTATATTCACTTTATCTGGTCAACTCCCTTTTAATTATCTCTCTATACCTGTATTGGCTCGCTTGTAATGCCTTCGCTATAACAGCGAAACCTCTAGGCGTGTATTTCTTACCATTTCTCGTATAGCCATGTTCATTTAAATGTATTATGTTTTTTCGGTTCATTGGACCGACCCACTCGATTAAAATAGCCCTATCATAGATAGAACCTTTAGAATATGGCTTTGTTTTTGTCATCTCATCAATTGAAGCTCTGGTATCTTTGAAACTTTCAAACTCTTTTTTTAAAGTATTTAAAAAATAATCGGAAGCCTCGTTTAAAGCTTTATCGCTTTTCTCACGCATTGCTTCTCTTCCGTATCGGCGCTCAATTTGTTTTAAAACTTCGGACACACCTTTTATTTCTACGCTCATGTTGTGCCTAGAACCATAGTAATGAAGCCTATTTCCGGAGTATCAAGTCGAATATCTTTAATGTTATAAATATCTTGCTCTAAACGGTAATCTTCTACTTTAACTTTATGTGTAGCTCTAGGTATATAAGTTTGTAACGGATCACGTATAACTATAGTTAACCCTACCTCATTATTTGCTACGTCTAGAACTTCACTATCACGCATAGAAGGTGCGTACGTTTCTGCAAAACATTTAAACAACTCATCCTTTTCAACTTCATCAGGATATGGGCCATCATTAACATATGTGAAGAATTGTACTGGCGTACGAAAATCTCCCGACTGTAGTTTTTTACGCTTATAAATCGTCGTCGCCATCGTTATAGTCCTCCTTCATCACTATGTTTTGTATTCCGAAGTTATTTAATTCAGTAGAAAAGTTTTTGAGGAAGTATTGAAGCTGTTCATTATAAACGTATCTTGTACGTTCAAACACAAGCTCTTTACCTTCCTCATTTGTGTTAATATCAAACTCACCGTAGTCTCTCTTTAAGACTGAATACGACATATCTAAGTCGTTTTTTAATCTCTCATCTTCAGCTGAATGAAAGATATGCATACGAGATTTAAATTGTTCTAAGATTTCGTCGCTTATCATTTCATCACCCCTATTCCGTAGTGACAACTGCTGATCTTGTGTTAGCAGTTACGTCAACGTTTTGGGGATTACTTGGGTGTAGCTGAAGATTTTGGCGCGTTAGCTAAATCTAATTTATGAACTGCAGCTGCTTTATTATCTTTTGCTTTACCATAAGCAAATTGTTTAGCAGTGTATAAGTCTAAATCTTCTAAAGCTAAAGTTTGGTCAAATTTCTTAACGTTAATTCCACCACCTAAGTAAGCATCGTAACGACCTTTAACAAATGTTAATACTTGGCCTGCTTCTTGAGCTACAGACTCAATTACATTTAAATTGAAAGGTAATGCAGTTACATAAACACCTTGAGCGTTTAAATGTGTGTATTGAGCTTGAATATCAAATGCGTCACTAGGGTTAACAACTAAGTTAACGTTGCCTTTAACTGCAACTGATTTTCCTTTTTCATCTGTAGAATGGTATTTAAATACTTGAGTTAACTCAGCTACAGTAGTGTCTGGATCTTTGAATGTTAAAGTAGAGAACGCTTCTTTAACTGGATAAACACCACCAGTTACAGATACACCATCTTGTACTTGACGATTTAATCCAATAGGTTGTTCTTTACCTGTACCTGCTAAGAATGCAGCTTCTAAAGCAACAGCGAACGCTTCTTCGATTTGTAAACGTACAAAACGTTCAATCCATGCAGGCCCGAAGTCTTCTAAGTCTTTAGGTAATACAACAAATGCTGTCAATTTGTTTTGGATAGCTGTTTCATCGCTGAATGCAGCATCTAATTGACCTTTAATTTCACCAAAGATTTGACCCCATACTGCAGTACCTGATGTTTCAGATTTTAAGAATTTTAATCTTAGTCCTGCATTTTTAAGACCAATTTCTGATAAAAGTGGATGTTCAGTTGTTAAATTCTCAAAAATACGGTCAATAGTTTCTTCAGGGATTAAAGTTTCCTCTTTATACCCTACATTTTTGTTAATTTCATTATAGAACTTACGGTCTGCAGCATTTAGTTGTTTATCATTAGTAGTTAATGATGCCACTTTTTCCGCTTCTTGAGCCGCTTGTTTTTTAGATTCTTCGAATAATTCGTTAAGCATACCTTCATATAATTTTGCTTGTGTTTCTTCTGACTCGCCATTTTTAATTGAGTTAATTAATTCTTGACGAGCTGACTTAAAGTCTTCCGATAAATTAATAGTCATTGATTATGACCCTCCTTATTTTTTGTAATTAAAAAACGAATCTACCAAAGCCATTTTTAGCCGATGGAGTTTTCTCCTCGTGCTTTTCAAGCTTTTTAGATTCGTCAATTTCTTTATTCATTAAATTGTATAGTTTCTCTGCGATTTCATCCGCATCGAAATTAACTTGTGGTGCTGTCGCCTTAAGTGATGAAATGCGATTTTTTGCATCTTCAGAAATCATCTGACCTGAGTTAGCAACAAGTTGTGGTGTGTTTTCTTCGAACATTTTCGCATCTGCGAAACCTTTTTCGACTGCGTCTTGTGCATTTAACCAAGTTTCTTCATTCATTAGATTTAAGATAGTTTCTTCTGATAAGCCTGTTTTAGCAATATATGCGTTTGCAATACCTCTGTTAGTACCGCTTAGCATTTCAGAAGCTTTGCTCATGCCGTTACTATCTCCAATTGCTACAGTCCATGCGTTATGAATCATCATTTGAGCAGTTGGGCTCATTTCTACATGGTCGCCAGCCATAGCAATCACAGATGCAGCACTTGCAGCAACACCTACTACTTTAACGTTCACTTTTCCAGGGTACGCTTTTAATGTTGTATAGATTTCACTACCTGAGTAAACGTCTCCGCCACCACTATTGATGATAACTTCTAAATCTTCATTGTCAGAAGGTAGCGCATCAATAACGTCATTCGGTGAAGTTGCGTCCATTCCTAAGAAATCATACACCCATTTATCATTATTTGGGATAATTGCGCCTTTTACGTTAATCTTCGTCATTTGTCTCACCACCTTTCAAAGCGTTCTCACTATTAGAAGTGGTATAGTTTTTCGTAACAAAGTATTTATCCATGTTAGGGTCATCTGATGGATCTTCACCTAACAAAATAAGCACTTGGTTTGGTGTAAATGTGCTAGATGACACTAACTTGTCTATGGCTTCAGCCATTTCTAGAGGATCTTTCTTGTCTATACTGATTGCTTTAATTCTTTTACCTTTTAAGAGTTTGTTTTTAGGTATCAATTTCGCATTCAATTCGTCCTCAATCTTCTTAAGTAAAGGTTTAATACAAAACTTAATGTATGACTCCATAGCATTTTCCAAATCAGCCATGTCACCATGTATTAATGACGGTGGAATACCAAGAATTTTAGCAACTTCATCAATCATTGCCTTTTTAAGATTTGTAATGTCACTGAATGGCGCCGAATTACCTTTGTTCGCATTACTTGACTCTGTGTAATCAAACATATTAGTTAAAGGTGCCACTGCGACTGAATTTTCCTCAAATACTTTAAGAAGTTTATTAACGTACTCTTGCACTTTTTCTTGTTCGTCTTTTTTACCTATCTTAGATGTGTCCATTTTAAGCACACCACGAATTTGATAGTTACGCATTTGTGCTTTTATCATACGCCCAAAGATTTCACCATAGTCACCGAACATATCTTCTATAAAGGTGTTTAATTGATTGTTGTTGTATGTAAGATATATAACATCATCCATCAAAAATGAACGTTCAAATTCATACTCACCAATCGTGACGCCTTTAAAAATGTCAGGGTACAAAGCATACTCAACACGTTCAAAACTATCAGCAATCAATAAATCTTTAGTGTCATTTACGACAATTAAAACTTCATTATTATAAATTAATTTGTATATTACCCTTTGCCAAAAATCTGCTGCTGACATATCGGTATTAGGCCTAACGTTTAACTTATAAAATGTATCGTCTTTTATAGCTTTATGATCTTGAGTCACTTTGAAATTAGTTTGCGATAATGTTCTTGCAATAAACTCAATACACGTTTGTAACGTTGTACGTTTCAAATATGCGTTTTTTGTATCATCTTCGAACATATCTAGGTCATACATCCAAGTTAGCTCTTTATTACGTCTAAGAATGTTGTCTAGTAAGCCCATGTTTTACCTCCTCCCTTAAAAATTAATTGCGTTTAAGAAATCTAAGCTATCATTCATATCAACTTCTAACAGCTCATCTGCTCTATATAACGCATGCACCAACGCTTGAAAACCATCTGTCTTACGTCTCACTTCATCTTTTTTAATATATTCTTTATTGCCATCTGGCTTTATCTTCACTGCAACGTTATTTGTGTACCAACGCATAAGTGGGTTGTCATCGAATACAATATGATGATTAGCGAACATGGTTTCAATTCGAGGTGCAAGTAATGATTGGATTGCTCTAGGATTTTTAATTACTTCAATTTCAATGCCATAATCTTCAAATAAAGGTCTCAGTAAATCCATTCTAAAGTTATCGGCTATAACTTTTTCTAGTCCATACGTTTCACGCATACGGTCGAACCATAGCACTATATGGAGAGGGTCTATTGATGGCTCATCAACAATTGTTAACAAACCTTGTTCTTCCCAATCGTGGATAGGTGCTTTCAACTTCACTGAATCTAAAAAGCCTTTACGTACAAAGGAATGAGATTTCCAAATGTAATCATCACCATCACGGAATAATAGTCCTACTGCTGCAAAGTCTTTAATACTTGCATAGTCTAAACCGCCTATACATTGTTTTCTTTCGAGAATTGGAAACGGTCGGTTTGTAGCTATAATTTCCTCCCATGGTGCGACAACTTTCTCTAAATCAACCTCAGGTAGATTCATCCGCTTTGTCATAAACTCTTGACGCTTCGTCGGACTGAATGACATTTCATTGTATTGGTTTTTAACCTTTCTAAATAAACCTTGTGCGTAATCACTCATAGGCTTACTAAACATTGGATTGGCTTTCTCCCACATTTCTGGATTATCAACCTCTAATGGATCATCTAATTTACAGATGAAAGGGAATAATCGGTCGTCTGGTGTTTCACCATTTAAAATAGACATTGAACGCTCTTTGAGTTTGTCTAAGAAGCCCTCACGCACATATCCATCTGTACCGATGAAAAATTCTCTAGGCCATTTAACTTTACCTAGCCCTGAACTAAATACATCAACGGTTTCACTATCCTCATATCTGTGTACCTCATCATAAATCACACAGCCTTCTCGTCCACCGTCTTTTGTTCCGGCGTTAGATGTTCTAAATCTAAAGCGTGATTTTGTTTCTGTATCAGTTATCACTAGCTTAGTTAAATAGAACATATCTTCTAATTCATTACGCTCAATCATATTGTAGGCTTCTTCAAATGACGTTTTGGCTTGATCTTCCGAATTGGCTACAACTGAAATATCGTAATTCGGCACACCGTGAAGATAACTTATGAAGTAGTTAGATAAAGCTGTAATTAATCCGTTTTTTCCTCCACCACGTCCAAGCGTAATAAAAAACTGCTCGTAGAATAAGAAGTTACCTTCTTTCTCGAACAGAAATACAAAAGGGACTATGAATTTTTGGAATGATTGCAATGGGAAGTACCATTTTTCAGTAAATTTGATGAAGTTTTCAATTTGTTCCTCATCAAAATATAGGTCGTCACGACTTAAAATGTGTTTTTCTAAATAAGCTATGAGCAAGATACGTTCTTTATTAAGAAGCACTTTGCCTGTTTTCCAAAGATTAATATAGTCATCAACGTGCTTATTACGTATCATACTAAACCACGTCTTGGTGATGGCTCATCTTCATTTTGCTTATTCAGTCCTAACGATTTTTCAATCGAAATTAGCGATGTATTGACTTTATTTTTCTCAGCAATAGCCGGATTAGGTTTTAGGAATGTTTGTGAAGCATTAACCGTCTCAACCATTAAGCCTTTTGCTTTAATATCTTTGTCTAAATCGTAGAAAATTGTAAGTAAATTTAAGTAGCGCTCAACTTTTTCGACTTGAACTGGATTGTCTTTTTCTATCTTTTCAAGCAGATAATTCTTGATTTTGGCTTTATTTTTCACTTTTTAACCCCCTTTTGTATAAATTTTTTATTTAAATCTGCGGAGTAGATTCCCTACCACCGGTTCCCCGCGCGGTTTTCTTCCCAAAACTTTTAGACCGGGGGGTATTACAGAATTAAACATTTATTTTATATAAGTTAAAAGTTTTTTACCATTTTTCATCATTCCATTTTGGAATTTTATTTTTATATTTTGTTTTAAAATTTCTGTCATGAATTTCATTGTGGCACTCAACACAAAGCGTTTCTAGGTTGTCACTATCCAATGCATATTCTGGATGGTCTGCTAGTTCTTTAATATGATGTACTACTAACTTTATCTTCTTACGGTTATTCTTCTTTATCTCTAGTTCATCTATAGTGACCTTACCTAGTCGTTTACATCGTTGGCATTCGAAGTGATCACGTTGCATGACCTCACTGCGTTTGTCTCGCCATGCCATTGAGTTGTAGAACGTACGACGTTGCTCTTTAGTCAGTGCCATTGACTTGCTCCTTTGTTATGCATAACAAAAGACACACCACGTTAGTGATGTGCCTCATGACTAAGAATATAATTTGTTGATACTATCATATTACTACAGATTTGTAAGCCTTTTGCACAATCTTTGCACAATGTTTATTTAATACCTGCATGCATAGCTACTGCTTTAACATAGTTCTTTCTTATTGTTGTTACTGTATTACGATGCATATGACATGCTTCACCTATCTGATCCATCTTAAGCTTATGGTCTTTGTTCCAATACTTCAATCGTATAACCTTCTTATGTTCTTCAGGTAGTTGCTCATACACATACTCCACTGCTTCAACCATTTCTTCTAAGTTACGTAACATCTTATTAGTTAGTAATCGTGTAGCCATTAGTTCTGTAGTTCTTACTGGCTCACCTTTCTGTAATGGTCCGTACACAATGTTTGTGTCTACCTCTTTAGTTGGATTAAGTATCTCTAGTCTTAATCTGTTAATCTCTTTCTTATTCTCGTGTAGATTATATATCTCTGATTCAATATACTTGAATGTTCCTGGTTTAATATCATATGCAGTACTCATCTACTACCTCCACTACTTACTTTTACTATTATGATTATTATAATATCTCAAAGCGTTAATATAATAATCACGTTCCTTTATCATCTTACGTTGTTCGTGTTGTACACCCATAGAAATGAGTAAGACTATAGCTAATAGTATTGAAGTAATCATCCACATATATGACTAACCTCCATTTATATTTTAAATTTTTTCTTGAATTCTTTATTAAAGTCGTCTAAGTAACGTTCGTATACTACTAATTTATCTTTGTAGCTTTGATTTATAATTTTATCTTCAACATCTGTTGAACCTTTTTCTAAGTGAGACTGTATTTCTTGATCTAACATATTCAAATCATCGCTCATAACCGAATCGATGCTTATCGTTTTCTTAATAAACTGTTCATCAAAACAAAATTGATTTACACTAAACAAGTTATTAAATTCCTTTTTTAAACCTCTCATTTTTTTCCAAGTGATAAGAAAGGTTTATCAGATAACGAAAATCTATATATTCTTTGTAACCATTAATAATTTCTTTTTCTAATTCATACTTCTTTAGAACTTGAACATCTTCATATTTTAATGTTTCGGGTTGAAGTATAGGTGTTGCATATGATCCAATAAACATTTTCGCTGCCTTATACACATCTGAATATATCGGATATATATTAATGAGATTAGCTTGTTTACGATTTAAATTAGCATCTACAATAAATCTTATTATTTCTTTTACTGTGTACAAAGCGAAACCTCCAGCTAATGTGTATATCCCGCCTAACAATTCATGATTCATTTCACTCACCTCTAATTATATTTTCGACAAAGGAATCTATTAATTTATAAGTTCCAAATATAGCCAATGTATTGATTATAATTAAACTAGTACTAGAAATGAATAAAGTTATTATTAATGCTATCAATATTACGGTTAAATCGTAGACAAAGTTCACTATTCACTCACCTCTGCATTCAAATGAATATGATCATAATTTTTAAAATCTAGTGGCGCCTTATCCACTTCATCATTCGCGCTTAACTTGTAATACAACTCTCTACCCAACCACTTACCTAACTCATACACCGAGATAGTAAACCAAATCTTTAATATACGTTTAATCATTTCCCTAACACTTCCTTTATACGTTCCACTATATCTTTATTCTCCTGTGCTTCCGTATGCTCCTCTGTCGCTTTCATTTTCAAACTCCTTAACTTCTTTGGGTGTAGGATATACAACTGGTACTACAACTAACTGAGCTAGTCTTTCACCTTTTTCTACTGTGATGTCTTCATCACCTATATTGTCTGTGATGATACCTATTTCTTTATGATATGTTTTGTCTATTGTTCCTAGTGCTACACGTAATTTAGTTTTAAGTGATTTACCTGATCTAGGCCTTACTTGTGCCTCATATCCGTATGGTAAGTTGATTGCTATATCTGTTTTAACTATTGTTGTTGTATGCGCTGGAATAGTGATTGTTTCTGATACATATAGGTCTAAACCAGAGTCACATTCATTAGCACGCGTTGGCATTGTTGCGTTTTCTGATAATAATTTGATTTCTAGTTGATTAGTCATTATTCTTCCTCCAATTGAATTAGTATTTTAAAAAGTAATGCGTTGTTTAACAAATTAATTACAAAGCCGAATATTGCACTATAGATAATTATCTCCGCTGAATTTCTTATAATAAAATTACCTTTAGGTTTAGCTATATATTCTTTTGGTTTTACTACTTTTCGTTCCATCACTATCACACTCCTCATCGTATTTACTTGCTTTCTCATACACTCACTCTATCTCACTTAACAACGTCTCTGTATCTTCGCCTGTGAATGCACCTGTACTGATGATTGCCTGTTCAATTTGTTCGCGTTTACTCATTTTATTCGTCCTCCCAGTATTTGATTAAGATGTGTGAACAGTGTTGTTCATAACCTTCAACCCAAATAGATTGATACCCACAGACTTGATATTCTTTAATGTTATTTTCTTTTACAAACCTATTTACAAGATCGTCTGTTTTTGTTGCTTCCTGCTCAAACTCTTTAACTTTCCACATCACTATCACTCTCCAAATCGTTCATTTTATCTTCAATAACGTCTATTAAGTCACTATCCGAAAAATTATCTACATCATTGTAAATTTCTACAATCTCATCAAACGCCCTAGCCTTGCGTTTTAACTCTTTGACATATTCTGGGCTTGTAATACTGTGATTTTCAACATTGATTTGTTCTAAAAATTCATTTGTAACTGCGACATAACCTTCTCTTAAAACATTTCCGTTACCATCACTAAAAGTCATTTTTACTAATTCATCCACTTTTCATATATTCTCCTTACACAGTATGAAATACATGCACCAACTAAAAGCAAACATAATGTATGAAGTATATCCATTTTAATCACGCTCCAATAAGTGAGGGTGTCTGTAAGTGTTGCCAATAATTTGTATATCTTTATCAATTTCCCACAACTGTTCTGACACACCTCTGAAATTCACTTTAAATTGACCTTCATCGAACTCGACTACACCTAGTTCTTCACTATCAATATTTTTTACAATATCTTTGTCAAATATTTCTACACCATCAAAATCAGTTAATCCAGATGAATAAACCAGATGTTTTTTTGATGTTTCTAATACGATCATACCGTCAGAAACTTTAACATCACTATCTAATAACGGGCTAATTTTTAATAAAAACCCCACTTATCACTATCGATCTGTAACCATTTATCTCCGTTTTTTACATACGCTCTTAATTTAGGCATCATTTTAATCCATCCCCTTTAGGTTTAAATACTACGATCGCACTTGGAAACGGCGCACTGTTTACCGCCCCTCCGAATTTTATACGACCTTTTAAAAATTTTATGTTATATGCATTGTTAAAGATGTAATCGTGCCAATACGTCGTGTCTGTTCTTGCTGGTATCAAACAAACAACTGTTGCACCTTTAACACTTTCCTCATATGCTTTCTTAATCCAATGTTTTATGTTGCGTCCATATGGTGGATTCATGAAAACTATATCTTTAGACCAATCTTTCGTTAAACCGTCGTCTTCAATAGTGAAATATTTATCACATTTAGCATTTTCATGACTTGCACACGGATCTAAGGTGAATTGATATTTTTCATTCAACTCGTCGAATAAGTATTGAGGTGTATACCACTCGTTCGACTTCGAACTAAAGTGAACGCTCATTCCACCATCTCCCCGTTACGCCATAGTAAAATCATTGTGCCGTCTACTTTCAAAATATGAAAAGATAGTATTTTAGTTAAAACGGGTGTTTCTTTTTGTATAATTTCGTTTATACTTGCATACCTATGCTGATAAATATGTTTACGTGGTTTTATTGTTTCCTCCTCAACAACTTGCACTAAATAAGGTAATATTGTATTTTCTGTAACTTCTATCTCATCCTCAACTGTGAAAGTATCATCTTCAGAAATCCAACCATGTGAACAAAATTTTCCTTCAGTATCAAATACTACTTCACCATTTTTATGTCGACATTTAAACACTCTTCTTTTTAAGCTGGTTTCTTTTGCATATTTTATTAATTCTTCTAGATTCATTTGCTTTTCTACTTTAATCTTTGGCATTATTTCTCCTCCTCTACGCTTGCGTATCTTCACTACTTAAAAAATTATATTCACTATCAATGCTGTATTGCTTGATTTCTTCAAATTCCTCTTTAGTGATGTTTATGGTGTTGTCATTGCTATCGTAAATAGTGTATGTGCCATCTGTTTGTATTTCTTTTATCTTGACCATATTTAATCCTCCAATTCCGCAATAGGTACTTTAATAGCGACAATCGTGCGTCTGTTCGATTTGTCTGCTTCATAAGCTCTTTTATGCGTTTCTGTGATACCCATCTTCTCTATAATTTCGTTTGCAGTTCCTGCGCTTAATATCTCATCACCTTTATAAACAACGTACTCATATTTTGCTTTAACGCCCATCGTCCTCACTCCATTTTTCAATTGCTCTGTCGATATACCAGCGTGCTTTTTTAAGATCTTCCACACCATTTTTATAAGGTGAACGACTAATATACTTGGTTGCATTACCTATCACAAAAGCTAATTCGGACGGATATTCTTTTGTTATCATCTCTATTACATCTATGATTTCTATATCTCCATACGTATAATGTGGTGGTTGATTTATCATGTCTGTCATTTCTTAATCCTCCCGAATAAATGTGTAGTTCTCATAAGCTCTTAGAACCGTTTCTACGCCCACTTTTACATTTACGTATGATTTACCCTCAAAATTAAAATTAAGGCTCTCTACGGTCCCCCAGTGGCTATATGAAGTATATGGACTTTTAAACCAAATACTATCTCCTACTTTAAGGTCCTGAAATAATGTGTTTTCCAATTATCTAGCCACCTTTTTAGGGAAAATATCGTTTTCCATTAAATGACTGCACCACTTACCCCTACCGTGTTTCTGTGGCACTGTGAATAAATGAGGTTTCTTACGTCTAAGTTCTTCCATTCTTCGTCTTTGGATACGTTCTTTTAAACTTTCGGCTTCTTCCATTTCATTTAATCGTTCCATTCTTTTTAATTTATCCCATTCCTTGCGACGCATACCTGCTGGTGCTTCTATAGCTTCGTTGTAATCCCAACCTTTTTTAATTCTTTGTCTAACAACGTAAATATCGATAAAGTTTTCTTCCATTTTTTTTCATCTTTTTCAGTCATCACAAAAGTTTGTTTGTCCACTCTAATATTTTTCATTTACTCCACCTCAACTAAATCTATAAACTCAAAGTTCTCATTCATCAATTCTTTTTCTGGGTTCTCCGCAATCACATCGAGTAATTTCTCTTTTTCATCTTCTACAGTAGTATGCTTATTAAGCCATACCGGAAACTTGCATTTGATTTTCACTGTAGCGTTTACCGTGACGGTTTCCTCTCTAGGTTCAGTCATTCTTCTCCCTCTTTCTCTTTCGTCTGACTTTTATTAATTCGTCATATTCGATCCATTCAAGACCTGTATATTTAGGTGCTTTACATATCCATGTGAGCTTGACGTCAGGATATTTATATCTGAACAACTTAGCTTTCAACTTTGCTGTATCTGTTGCCATTCCTTTAACATCTATCACTTCGACTAGCTCTCCATCTAGGTATAAGGCAAAGTCTGCGATGTATTCTGTCTTGCGTTGTTTACCAAACTTAGGAATTAACTCGTACCTTGGTTGTAGTTCTATTCGGTTGTAATACACACCATTCATCTTGTTTTCTAAGTGTTTATAATAGTCACATTCGACTGCGCTATCGAATACTATTCCGTTGTATTCTGTTTTCTTAGCGTTGTATTTACTCATATGCCACCTCAAAATAAATAGTCATCAATCGTGGTTTGTTGTTGTAACTCTTCCTTGCGATACAATTTATATTTACGTTTTAACTTGTTAAGCTCTTCTTTGGTTACATTGCCATTGAACACCTTTTGAAAGTGCATACCTGCATAGTTGCCGATATTGAACATATCTTCTGCTAAAGGTATGACACTGCACATTTTCCAACCGTCTATGGTATATAAGTAATATTTGTCTTTATATCCCTCACGTAGTCCCATCACTACACCTCCACAATCGGTTGTCTGTAAGCTTTTTCTTCTAATTTGCTATTAATTAAGTTGTTCAATTCCTCATCATCTTTCGCCCAATCAATCATCTTTTGAGCATACAGATCACTGCATTTCAATATCTCTATGATGTTTTCTTTCGTTACCATGCGTCACGCTCCCTAAAGTCATCGCCTAGCACTTTTACTGTTCTAGCGTTATGTTTCATTCTTGAATTGATACGCTGCCAATTCATATCTTGATTTAAGTGTTTATCACTAAAGTTAGTAGTAAAGATGTTATTTTTGCCTACTCTGTTATCTACTATGCTAAATAGCTTATTGAGTGTATGTTCTGTGTTTTCTACGCCTACATCATCAAGTACAAGCAAATCTATATTACTTAATAACTTAACGAGTTCGTCTGTCGTCTCAGTCGCATTTTTGTTGTAAGTCGCTTTAATACGTTCCATAAGCATTGGAATGTGCATAAACGCCACCGAATAACCTTCATTTTTTATTGCCTTTGCTATGGCATAGGCTAGATGGCTTTTTCCGGTACCATATGAGCCCTGTAATATTAATGACTTAGGTTTATCCACTGAGAACGTTTTGACGTACTCTATAGCCGTATTTTTAGCGTGTGTTTGTTGTTCGTTTTGTGGTTTGTAACTGTTAACCGTTGCTCCTTGTAATGAATGGTTAACAGTGGATTGATTAAAGATATTGTTAATATATTTTTGCTTACGTTTTTTCTCTGCCTCTTTACCAGCTTGTATCATTGTACAGTCACAACCATGTCTGAATTCATGTCCGTTGCTAAATTTGTAATAGTCGTAGGTGTTACCACATTTATTACATTTAAGATTACGCTGTTCTTCTACGATGTTTTGGCTAGGTTTGATATTTCTAGCTAGACTTTCCATAGATTGCATTTCATCACTCCTAATCCCAATAGCTAGGATCGTATTTCATTCTTTCTAGTTGATCCATTCCACTCGGTTGTAATTCTTGGTTAAGGTAACCCTCAAACTTAGTCCCGAATAACGTTTCAGGTCTTAGG